CATAAAGCTGACCCCATTGGTGCGAATTTTTCTAGGTGAATGATTCTGCCGTCTGGCAACTGTGTGGATAAACTGCGGCAAGCTTCCAGATAAGGTAAAACCTTGTCAGGAAACAAGACGCGAACCAAACCAACTGTAACACGATCACTAGCCTCTTTCAGGTCTAGTGTCGCATACTTCCCGGCCACGGAGCCCAAAAGGGCTCCAAACTGGTTAGGCTGTTGGTTTGTGAAATGAACGTGATCCTTTGTTAAAGGATGACGTTCAACGTGTGCAACGATAGCCCTACCTAATCCTTGTTGAACCCATTGCGTTTGCAAGGGTTCGCAAGAAATTAGGCGAGGGCCCCGTGAGTCTTTAGGCACGAGCAGAACCCGTGCTGGAGACTCCTGACTCTTGAGCTGACGAAAGTCACTCAAGTGATCACATACGTGTCCGAGCGAGCAGTAGTAATACTGATCGATTGGATAAACGGCTGCGATTCGATCAGATATAGTTGTAAACCTCCATTTGTCCCAGAGCTTCTCTTTGGTAGAGACGGCTCCAGGGCCATGTGAAGGAACTATATTTGTCGGGTCAAAAGACTCGAAAACGCGGTTAAGCAGTTTTCGAGCTTTGCGGATAACCAACCGAGAGTCACGTGGAAAGACTCGGCTCAACGCCGAGTTATTGCACGAACTAACGGAGGGATACACTTGGCCAGGTCGAAAATGAAAGTGGGCAATGGTTTTATCCATTTCCATACTTTCGTAGATCGAGTTGAACAAGTTGTTGAACGACTTGATTTCGTCTTCAGTTTTTTCAAACTGTGAGATGACTTCATGTTCTTGTTTATCTGTATACGGAAGTTTGTACTTGTAAAACAAGTAACAAAACTGCCGTAATTGTTGGATGCTAACCACGCAAGGAGTAGGTAAAACCTTGCCGTCAGCCGTGAACACACACTTGAACAACTCACCCATTAATAGGGGAAGTTGAGTGCCGGGAATCTTTCGAAACCCGGTACAGTCAAATAAGTGTTCACTGGATAAAGCTCTATCTAGAGCTTTTCCAAGACGAGGAAGAGTTTTCGTGAGAAAACTCATTCCTTCCCGTTTACAACGTTTTTCAATCTTTTGGATTGAAAGGCGAAGTGAACGTTGGTTGAATACATCACTGCGTAGCGTTTGCACGTCACGTAGTAATGCAGCGATGATTTTAATACTATCATCTAGGCACTTATCAGTATGCATAAATATGCTATACGACCTAGTGCATGCTACAACACTACGTGTTCAACGAAGCAAGCAGGTCCGCTTTTCAGCGGAGAAACAAGCAAGTGGAACCACGAGTTATTGTATTGAACTTTAATATTTGTAACAGTCGACAATTCAAATCGACCGAACAAGTGTTTGAGTTCACTAACTAATACGTAACCACGGTAACGAGTTAGCCATAATCTGTGAAACATCGTTTTAGATGTTATCGCATGTTTGGCGAGCTCGCAACTGCGTTGCGTTGTATAGCACACGTTCAAAACGAACGTAGAGTCTATATTAACTATGTGGGCCACTTGGCCGTTTTTCTTACTTAGTACAAGTAAGACCTGCTCAGTCTGTTCTGTTTGCATTTTGGTATATACCGAGAAGCAAAAGAAACGGGTGTTACAACGACCCGTTAATCAGAGCCTCAGCGCCGCATCCAGTGCCATCGTAGAGAATTGTCGTACTCGCCCCGCGACTTGCGAGGAGAGAAACGAGATTAGCTACTGTGTTACTGAGTTCGGCAACAGCTGTTAGCTGCCCAATAGGGGCATCGATAACAGCATACGCTGATATCTTCGCCGTGACGGTGTTATCGACTTGCCCGAGAATGGTTTTATCCACTCGAACAAGCGACCGCCGTCTAGCGTTAATACCAGCGCCCGTCTCAAGGTGTGAAACCGTGAGACGGTGCGGACGACTTGGAACTTCTGCCAACAGGGCAAAAATCAGTTGTCTGCTTGAGGTACTCACCCGACCGAACTCTTGTTCGGCACCGGCTGAGTCTTTAACTTCGTTTGTGTTTAATGTTGTAGGTAACATGCTTTGTGTTTAAAGGGCCCGTAAGGGCTTGTTTGACCGAAGTTCAGCGATAGCGTGAAAACGCTAAAGCTGATGCTAGGATAAACTCTTTCGAGTTTACCCCACTGCCTGAAAGGGCAGCTACTACATTCAACCCCTGAGTCGACCTTATATAGGCGTCCTCAGTGATTGAACTCGCACGTCCGTCGGAGCCTCTACATTTAGGAAGGTTGTTTACCTGAGGTTTAACCACAGATACAATAACTCTCTTAATGTGTTGGCTCCAACAGAACTTATGGATCACAGTTACAGGTTCCAAGTTAGGAGCTTTGAATTGACCAAGCCATCGACCTACGTCGACGACCCAATCAATAGCAAAACTCCAAGGTATGGCATTCCAAACAATCGAAGGGTCAAACATGACCCCAAGTTTGTCAAGAAGGCCGAGTAGCACCGCATTTTGGCGTTGATACTCAGAATAGTACTGACTATACTCTACCTGAGCGTGGAACAGCTTTGTCATATATCGGACCGAGCGATGGATTTGGGTAGCCCCTACAACTCTGTAGGGAAACTGCGCATTATCTATCGTATTCGATCCGGGCATTGACAATATCGCAGACAGAGTTTCACTGTCTACGAAGTCTTTATCGAGCGTAACATTAAAGTCACGCCGACGACGGACGCCATCAGCTTGCATTCTTTTTAGAACTGCTTGCTGAACTGTATATAACGAGTCTCGTATTGCTACGAGGTCGCTATAGAGCGGTCTGAGGTTGAACTCCGATTGGAGTAAGGCCCCAGACAGCACACTGAGGACACGAAGCAGCGATGACTTCGCAATTCTGCGATGTAGCATCGATAACCCTTGAAACATGATAGGCGCATCCTTTCGGATTGTGTTTAACATGTCAAGGGCCTGTCTCGTGTGTCGAGGAAGAGACTTGATGTCTTTCAATTCTAGAAGAGAATTGATTAAAGACAACTCGGGTCTACTCTGTCCTAACATTTGCCTTACGGCAATGTTAATAAGAGTACTGTTGTTACTAGTAAGTTTTACAAACCTGTTAGTAGCAACATTCTTCTCGTACAACGGCGGCAAGCCAACAATAGGCAAGTCAGCCGGTCCAAATAGACTATCCTTCCAACCCCAACGAGCACCAGGAAGTTCGTACGTATACCCGTGAGGGTATGAGTACATCAAACTGGTGTAGTAGGTGCTGGGTTTATCGGGAAATTCTCCGACCACTTTATAGTGTTCGAAGTCATTCCATGTATCCCTGGTGTCTGCATCTGGCTGAATCGAACGTTCTTCTAT